TTCTACTACAGGAACACCTGGTGCTCTTGCTTATGTCTGGCAGCGTCAGACCGCAGCAGCAACAACCCGTTGGGTTAACATTGCAGCAGACACTGACAGTGGTGTAACCTATGCAGACTTCACTACTGCGACTCTGGCATACAGCAGTCTCGGTGATGATTCACTTGACGGTTATAAGTACCGTGTCAAGATCACCTCTGCAGGTGGTACTGAGGAAGTCATCTCTGATGGCGCAGCAACACTGACCTTCGGCAGCTGATAAATGAAATTTGACGAACTGAATGAGTCTAACTACATTCTGTTCGCCATAAAGCATTATGAAAATCCTGCTTGTGTAACAAGAGAGGATTTCGATGAAGACCTAAAACGCTTCAAGTATCTGAAAAGACTCTTGAAGCGTTATGTTCGTGGAGGACAACTCCGAACTCACTTGATTATTAATCACTTGATCATCCTTTATAATGTTTTTGGTGAAGCAGCAACTCCCTTATTGTTTTTTAAGATGGAAAGGGAATATTGGAGTTTGCTAAAAACTATACTAATCTATTTGAATAAATATCCTATAGGTATGCTTCCTGATTTGGATGCAGACGAAGACGTAAATAAGGAACTGGACAAACTATGACTGTAATGACTGCTGGTACTGGTGGATTTAGTGGCAACGCTGATGCGAAAGGTCCTAATGCGGGTTACGATCCTGTCATGAAATTTCGTGGTAAGTTAAAGAAGAGTAAGGATGATAAGAAATTGGTTGCTCCTGGTAATAAACTGGGTGAATCTAGAGAGAATCCTTCAATGCCATCCAGGTTGCTTCAATACAAAGTAACTATTCCTGAGGTTGGAGAGACTGTCATCTATGCATCATCTCCTGCTGAGTTGACACAGAAGATGCGTCTTCTTATCAATCCTCGTTATAGGGGTGATGTTAAGATTGAAAGAATTATGCCTGGTGAGGCAGCTAAGTTCTTCATGAACAAGCGTATGAATCACATGCGTAATGTTAAAGAGCAAGCAGATAAGCAAATGCAGATGCAGATGACTCAACAGCAAGTTGGTCTTGAGCAAAAGAAATCTGCTCAAAAGATTGCTCAAATTAAAAAAGAATTGCAAAAGAAAACTGCTGCATTAAAACTCAAATCCAGAGTTGGTGCCGCACAATCAACAGTAGACAAGTAAAACTATGGCATTTGGTCTTGGTAGGTTAGCAGTTTTAGAAAGTAAACTGGATATTTATGAAGATCTCTCTAAAGAGATGCTTGACAAACTCGAAAGAGCAGTAGGAACAATCTCAGAAAACAGTAATAAAGTTGCTGTTATTTTAGAGCGTCATGAAAATCGTCTAGATGAATCTGATCGTGCTGATAAACTCATCATCGGTATGCTGGAAGAGATGAAGGAGAGGCATTCTGCCGACCATGAAATGGTTAACGCTAGGATTAATGCTATCCAGAAAAAAGTTGATAGCAATGCAAAGTTTGTTGTCGGTGCAGGAGCAGTCCTTGCGACCATTGTGACAGTATTACAAGTGCTCCCATCGGTCATAAATGCATTGACAACCAGTTCAAATGCAAGTACAATAGATACTGAGGTTACTAGGTCTATTGGGTGATAGATGAGCAGTTTGCGCGATTGATTTCATCGCGTCTTGATAAATTCAAGCAAATTAAAAACGGAACATATACCTTTCGTTGCCCTTACTGTGGAGATTCCCAAAAGTATAGGAACAAGACGAGAGGTTATTTTTTCACTAAAAATAGTGGACTTGTTTTCAAGTGCCATAATTGTGGCGTGGGAAGATCTTTTGGCAATTTCATCAAAGACAATGCAAATGATGTCTATGATGAATATGTCATGGAACGTTATAAGAATGGACTTACTGGTAAAGGAAGAAATGTTGCTGACCCAACTTTTAAAACTGAAAAACCGAAGTTCAAGAAAAAGGGAGAACTGCATACCATCGAACAACTAAATAATCAACACCCAGCTGTTGGATATTTACAAGGTCGTCAAATTCCTGAGCAACATTTCTCAAATCTGTTCTACACAGATAAGTTCTGCACCTGGGTCAATACTCAAAAACCAACTTTCAAAGATGTCAAAAAGGATCACCCAAGAATTATTATTCCTTTCATTGACACAGATGGAACTTGGTTTGGATTTCAAGGGAGATCTTTAAAACCAACTGATAAGTTGAGATATATCACTATCATGTTGGATGAATCCAAGACTAAAATTTTTGGTCTTAATAGAGTAAATTTTAATAAAACAATATACATTACCGAAGGACCATTCGATAGTTTCTATATTGACAATGCAATTGCTATGGCAGGAGCAGATGTTGATTGGGATGTTATTCGTAACAAAGAAGTTGTCTTCGTATATGATAATGAAAAACGTAACAAAGAAATTGTTGATAGAATGCATAACGCTATCGACAAAGGTTACGAGATTGTAATTTGGCCAGAGAATCTACAAGAGAAAGATTTGAACGACATGTTTATCGCTGGACATGATGTGCAATCTCTGGTAGAATTTAACACTTACAGCGGTCTACAAGCACAGATTAAATTAAGCGAATGGAAAAAGGTATGAAGGAAGTTCATGTAATCAAGCGTGACGGTCAGAGCGAAGTTCTGAACCTTGATAAGATTCATGTGATGGTAGAGCATGCATGCAAGGGTCTTGCAGGTGTCTCTGAGAGTCAAGTGGAGATGAATGCTGAATTACAGTTTTTTGATGGTATTAAGACTGCTGATATTCAAGAGATTCTCATTCGGTCTGCTAATGATCTTATCTCATTGGATGCTCCTAACTATCAGTTTGTTGCTGCTAGACTTCTTTTGTTTAGTTTGAGGAAGGCAGTTTATAATGGACATCCTGATGGATATCCTCCTTTGAAAGAGCATGTAGAGCAATGTGTCTCTCGTAGTGTTTATGATTCTTCTATTCTGAAAAAGTATACGGACGAAGAGTGGGAAAAACTTTCTAGTTTTATGGACCACGAACGTGATATGCTGTTTACATATGCTGGCATTCGTCAGGTTGTAGATAAATACCTAGTGCAAGATCGCAGTTCTGGAGAGGTATACGAGACGCCGCAATTCATGTACATGATGATTGCTGCCACACTATTTCAGGATGACGATAAGTTTTATAGATTAGAATATATCAAGAAGTATTATGACGCAATCTCGAAGCACCGAATCAACATCCCCACACCTGTCATGGCAGGAGTACGAACTCCGCTTCGACAGTTTGCTAGCTGTGTTCTTGTTGATGTTGATGACACCCTCAATAGTATCTTTTCTAGTGACATGGCGATTGGCTACTATGTTGCTCAACGTGCAGGAATCGGTATCAACGCAGGCAGAGTCCGTGGCATCAACGCTAAAATCCGAGACGGAGAAGTGCAGCACACAGGTGTTATCCCATTTCTCAAAAAATTTGAGAGCACTGTCAGATGCTGCACTCAGAATGGCATACGAGGTGGAAGCGCAACAGTACACTTCCCAATCTGGCACCAAGAAATCGAAGACATCCTAGTTCTTAAGAACAATAAGGGTACAGAAGACAACCGAGTGAGGAAACTTGACTACTCAATCCAGATTTCAAAACTTTTCTACGAACGTTTCATCCAGAATGGAGAGATTAGCCTCTTCTCACCGCATGACGTACCAGGTCTGTATGATGCTTTTGGTACTGATGACTTTGACACTCTATATCGGATGCATGAACTCAATGATGCTGTTCCAAGAAAGACTATCGGGGCACAGGAACTCTTTCTAAGTATCCTGAAGGAGAGAGCAGAGACAGGTCGTTTGTATATTATGAACATCGACCACTGCAACAGTCACTCTTCTTTCAAGGATAAGGTGAACATGAGTAACCTCTGTCAGGAGATCACTCTACCTACCGACCCTATTCAGCATATTGATGGTAAAGGAGAAATTGCTTTGTGCATTCTCTCTGCTATTAACATTGGCAAACTTAATAAGTTGGAAGAACTTGACGAACTCTGTGACCTTGCTGTAAGGGGTCTGGATGCCTTGATTGACTATCAGGAGTATCCAGTTGAGGCAGCAAAGCAGAGCACTATTAACCGCCGTTCTCTGGGGGTTGGATACATCGGTCTGGCACACTACCTTGCTAAGAATGGTGCAAGTTATGAAAGTACTAAGGCACACGATCTAGTTCATAAGTTGACTGAACGTTTTCAATATGCTCTCTTGAATGCTTCTAATCGTCTTGCAATGGAGAAAGGTCCTTGCGGTTACTTTGGTAAGACAAAGTATGCAGATGGAATTTTGCCAATTGATACATATAAGAACGAAGTTGATGAGATTGTACCAAATGAGCTTCAGTGTGATTGGGAGTATCTTAGAGAGCGAATTCAAAAATACGGTCTCAGGAACTCAACACTGTCCGCACAAATGCCTTCAGAGAGTAGTTCCGTTGTGTCAAATGCAACCAATGGAATCGAACCTCCTAGAGCATACTTGTCCATTAAAAAATCAAAGAAAGGACCCCTTAAGCAGATTGTTCCATCATATACAACGCTTAAAAACTCTTACACCCTTCTTTGGGACATGCCTAATAACGATGGTTACATCAAAGTTACTGCTGTAATTCAAAAGTTCTTTGACCAGGCAATCTCTGGTAACTGGAGTTACAATCCAGAGAACTACCCTGATAATGAAGTACCTGTTTCTGTTATGGCAAACGATCTTCTTACCACCTATAAGTATGGTTGGAAGACTTCTTACTATCAGAACACATACGACAATAAAAAAGATGGTGATGATGAACAATCATCACAAAATGTTGACGCACTAATCGACGACATACTACAATCCGAGGAAGAAGACTGTGAGTCCTGCAAAATCTGAACTACAAGGAATGACCGTATTTAACAAGAACAAAGTAGACACAAAGAAACAACCTATGTTCTTTGGTCAACCATTAGGAGTTCAGCGATATGACTCCTTCAAATATCCTGTGTTTGACAAACTAACTCAGCAACAACTGGGTTATTTTTGGAGACCAGAAGAAGTATCACTACAGAAAGACCGTGCAGATTACCAGACTTTATCGGAAGAGCAGAAGCACATCTTCACTAGTAATCTTAAATACCAGATCATGCTGGATTCTGTACAAGGGCGTGGTCCTGGGATGGCTTTTATCCCTTATTGTTCATTACCCGAACTTGAGTCAGCAATGACCGTATGGGAGTTCATGGAGATGATTCATAGTCGCTCCTATACTTACATCATTAAGAACGTATACTCTGACCCTACAGAAGTCTTTGATACTATCTTAGATGATGAAAAGATTCTGGATCGTGCTTCTTCTGTAACACAATCTTATGATGAGTTTATTAGTCATGCCCATGAGTATGACAATGGAACCATGTGGGAATTAGCAACGGAAGGACACGTTGCTGGTCAGTTTGATCGTCGTGAACTGAAGCGTAAATTGTATCGTGCAATTGCCAATGTGAATATCTTAGAGGGTATTCGTTTCTATACATCTTTCGCTTGCTCCTTTGCCTTTGGTGAAAACAAACTCATGGAAGGTAGTGCAAAGATTCTTTCATTGATTGCTCGTGATGAGTCGCAGCATCTTGTACTTACTCAGAATATCTTGAATAAGTGGAGAGATGGTGATGACCCAGAGATGCTAGTCATTGCTAAAGAGGAACAATCTTGGGTAATGAGTATGTTCCAACGTGCTGTAGATGAAGAGAAGATGTGGGCAGAGTATCTGTTCAAGAACGGTTCTATGATTGGTTTGAACGAGCGTCTCCTTCATAACTATGTGGAGTGGATTGCTAATCGTAGAATGAAAGCAATTGGAATCAAACCTATGTTCGATATCCCTGCTAAAAATAATCCTTTGCCTTGGACCGAGCACTGGTTAAATAGTAAAGGTCAACAAAATGCACCTCAAGAAACGGAGATTGAATCTTATGTCATCGGCGGAATCAAACAAGACATCACAGAAAACACCTTCGCAGGATTCTCTTTATGATCAAATGTTAACCGAGGCAGGACAAGAGGGCAATCCTCTTGCCGAGGTTATGTGGGATAATGAAAAGAGAAAACAGCGACAGCAAGAAGAACGCAACACTAGACATAGTGTTGACAAAGGTCAGGAGTTTGTTGATAGTGGTATGACCCTTATCACTGACATAGAAAGTGACAGATACTTAAACAAAAACAAAAATGTATCCAATTGAACTACCAAATAAAATGTTTTATGCTATAAATAGTATTGTGATGGATTCATCACATCTTACGTTCATCCCTTCGGGGACGCAAGTAAGTCGCGGAACGGAGCGTTCATCCCATGATTGAATTCTTATTCTATTCGTCACTCACATGTGCTCAAGCTGATGCAATTATGCTTCGGATGAAAACAAATGAGAACATTCCTCCTGAGTATAAGGTGGAATTGATTGAGGTCATGAAGGAATCAACCCCTGATTGCTACCCTTGGGACGCAAACGACTGAAGGAACGGGGTCTAACCACCTCACTTTCAGGAGTTAAAAATGACACAGATCACTTATCGTGGCGTCAAGTATGACGCAGAGAGCTACAAAGCAAAGGTTCTTTCAGAGCAAACTGCTCAACGTAATCACAATCTAATGTATCGTGGTATCAAAGTTGAGAAGAAGTTTGCTTCACAAAGTTGATTTCATTATTGTAAAATGAACACAA